GCCTTCATGGCCGCGATCAGGTCTGCCTCAGCGCCAACGTCCCGTTGTGCCGCGACAAGTGATTTGAAGCCATTGGCTGTAATGGCCTTGGCCTCTTGCTGCGAGTACCCTACGTCCCGTAGAAGACCCTCGAAGTCACGTTCTGTCTCAATGGTGCTGGCCATCCCGGCCAGACCGGCGAACGCAACATCATCTTTTACGGCGCTCACTCGCGCCTGTGAGTTGGCTGGAAAAGTGACCAGGGAGACCTCCCATAGATCAATCTCAACCAGCTTCCTGATCCGTACTTCCTCATCGATTTCCGATTTGACCGTTCGGAAGCCGATGGACAATCCATCGAGTGCTCCAATCTTGAGCAACTCATAAGCATCCCTGCCCTGCGAGGCAGCAGTCGCGATGTCGCCTTTTAGAAACAGGCCTCGCTCATCCTCACCCATCTCCGGGAAGATGCCGACGGGTTGGTCCGTCCGATGCTGCCAAAGGAACTTGATACCACGCGGCCCCTTCTCCTTCAGCGATTTCTCAAAGGCTCCTTTAACAACGATCTCGCGATCGCTGTCCAGCACATCGAACACTGAACCATAGCCCTCGAATGTGCCGTCTTCCGACAGGTCCTTGGTGACTGTCAACGAGCAGTCGATCCGTTTCATCTCAATCATGGCGTTAGCTCCTTCGCCTTAGCTGCATGTCCCAAATCATCAGAACTCTCATGCTACCTCCTCTGGTGTCAGGTGCCCAATGACACAGCGACAGTTGATCGTCTCCTCAGGTGGTCCGCTGGGATCACCGGGTCTCATCAGATCACCATTGCCAACACGGAACGGCTGCTTGAGTTGGACCACTTGACCATTCGCCTCGATGTGCGTCTCACGGGTCCGGTCGTCACCAGCCGCAATCCACTCCCTCTGCAACTGCAGTCCTGTTGCCTCGGCAGCTTGATCACCTGCCGCCACCGCTGCCGAATGGGTCTCCGTGCGGGAGATAAGGACCGCGCGATTACGCGCAATGAGCCCGCCCGTGGCTTCCGTGATCCGACGGGCCACTGCCACGGTGCCTTCAGCCACGGCCTCACCCTCGGCCACGGCATTACGGATCTGGTCCCGCGTGGTCTTGCTGATAGCCGTTACCTTCTTCGCGGCATGGGTGCCGATCCACTCATCCCGCGACAACGCAAAGGCGTCAGCAGCATCCTTGGTCTCCACCGCCCCCTGATCCTTGGCGGCGTCAAGAATGCGCTCACCGAATGTGTCCATGACCGTGGTGTAGTGGGCGCGCAAGGCCAAGGTGACGCGCTCGTCGTGCTGGTCCGTGCGGTGCATGGCCTCACTCAGGCCACCCTCGGCATATCCCGCCGCCGCGTCCCGTGCCACACGACGCAATTCTGCTATCATGGATCTTGCGAGCCCACGTGCGCGGGCGATCTGCAGCCGGGTGTGTTGTGCAAATTCCCTGGCCTGGGCACCCGGCGACCTGTCCGTCAACAACTTGTAGGACAGGCCACCAGGGCTGGCTAGAGCGACCTGCCCCTCGTCGTCATTACCAAGGGAAAATCCGAGCGGCAGCAGGCCAGCATTGACAAGGATATCGTCGCCGCCATCCACTGGCTCATAACCCACGGCCTCCCGCTTCTCGTTGATGGTAAGAAAATCCACCCCTCCAAATGTCTCGAATTTGCGCTGCCGCTGCATGTTCAAGGCCGGCACAACGTCGGCGTTGTACTCCAGCGCCAAGTCATCACCAAACATCGGCACCAGCCAGTTGTTGAGTTCATCCCGCCCCTTGTCCAACAGGGGCAAGATGGTTTCTTCCCACAGCCCCAACCGGGCCTCACGCATATTGGAATAGGTGGCAGCGTCCGGGATGCCCACAAGCTGGGGCGGCACCCCGAACGCCAGCGCCACATCACGGGCCGAAACATCACGCCCCTTGAGCCAGTCCATGTCCTTGGGTGTCAGGCTCATTTCTTTCCAATCGAAATCTCCTTCCAGCAGGACAGGCCTGCCAGCATTCCGCGCTCCAGCGAACCTCGTATCCAGCTGGTGCTGCAGTGATGCACGTTGCTCTGGCGACAGGACGGCAGGTCCGCCACCCTCGTCCGTGGATTTGAAGATGAGTGCTCCACCGACCATGGCCCTGTTCTGAAGCATGGACTGGTTCCATTGGCCGGCTGAGTTGTGCTGGTCCACAGAGAACGCCGCTGCTTCAATGGCGCTCATGCCATACCAGTCGTTGAGTGGATTGAATGTCCGCCAATGGCTCACGAGGGACTGGCCCGTAAAGGGGTCTACGGGCCAGTCCACATCGCGACCCTTGAGGCTGTAACGGTACAAGGCCGGCAATCCCGTCTTGCCGGGTACGACCTTCATGCGGTCGGGGCGCAGGTTCCACAATTCGATCGGTTCCTTCCCGTCAGGTCCAACAGCCTCCAGGTACGAATTGCCGGCGATTAGCAGAAATGCTCCCCAAGCGCTGAACAAGTCAGCACCGCCGGTCATGGGGTTGGGTCGTTTCACGAGGTTCAGCAATGAATGCTCATCAAGCTGTGCCCGATCACCACGGCCCTTACGGAACAGCTCCCAATCGATCTGAGCAAATCCTTGCGCCACCATATTGATGGATTGAAACGCCACTACGTTCTTCTGATACGCCTCCTTGGCGAGATTGCCATAGTCCCGTGGCGTCCATGCCGGCTGGCCCATGTCACCCAACGCGACGACATGGCCTGCCATGCTCTCCTTACGGCCGACAAGTGCAGTCCAGGCATTTCGCAAGCGTCCCATTTAGCCCTCCACGACCAACAGCACCTTGTTACCGACAGCAATCCTTGGCCAGTATGCGGCCGTCCAGAACCCGTAGTTCTGCGCCAACATATCCAAGCCCTCCCTCAGTACAATCCGACCAGGTTGGTGGCTGTAGTGCCAGTCGACAGGATGATCTTGGCACGAACCCAGTATAACGTCCCAGCCAGCACACCAGTCATCGTGAATAGATCGCCGCCGCTGGTCGTCAACGAAATGTTGCCGGCACCACCCACATAAATGGCCCGGGTGTGGTTGGTCAGCTCGTTGGTATCATGCGGCGTGACTTCAAAGCCGTTATTGAATGGGCTCTGCAGACCGATCCGATCCGTCGAGAACGTGTCAGCGGCCCAGGCCACCGCACCATAAACGAGGGCCATGGCTAACAGAGTAGCCGCTACGCCTTGTGCAAATTTCAGCATGATCGCTCCTTCATGAAATGTGTGGCATGACGGCTCGGCCAGTTCCCGTCTTGAGCATGAGCTCAGTCAGGCCCCAGACGCCAGCGTCCGCACGGTCAGGGGATTTGTCCCCGACATAGCCAGCCGTCGTGAAGTTAGTCAACTGATCTTCGAACCGGGGGAACCGACCGACGTGGTGTATCTTGTCCTTCTCATATAACGCCGCAACAGGTTCGGCCCGCACGACCTTGCCCCGTGACGCCGTCACCAGCTTGACCGGCACATGAGGATCAACGGCACGGATCACAGCCGCCACCATCTCACCGCCGAAGTTCCGTTCAGCCACGATCAGGTCTGCCTCGTGCTCGTTGTAAGTGTCGACGGCAATGCGCCCCCACACCTCAGGCGATGCCCGCAAGGAATTGTCAGCCTTCACGTACGCATGGTCATCGACGCCCCGACCCGCTGCAATAATCCCGATCTCATCCGACCGATAATCCTCAGGGCCCGAGGCGCCTGACGGGTCCACGGCGACGGCCACCCGTTTCAGATCTGGCACGTCGTCCTCCGATACCCGCGAGCTCTCGATCATGTCCGCTGTCCACAAGGCCCCTTCGACCTCGCTGACATACTTGCCCTCGTAAAACCGTTGGCGGTGCCGTGCCGACATGGACCGCAGCTCGTCGAGATACGCCGGGTCCAAATTCTCCTTGTTATCTTCCGGGTTCATATACATGAGGGCATACTGATCGGGGTTCCGCAGCTTCTCCTCGTTGTCGACGTTCTTGTTCTGCACGAACAGCCGATTGGTCCAATGCCCCACGCCCACCGGGTTGAGGTCGTAATAGGCACGCTGCACGAGCCCGGGCGCGCGTTGCGCAAGCCGCGTGAGCAACGTCTTGATGGAGCTGTATGGGATCTGGGAGCACTCATTCGGGAAGATGGTGGCGTACTCCTGGCCGAGGATTTTGTCCACCCGCTCCTTGTCATCCAGGCCACCGAACCAAATCTCCGAACCATTGGGCAGCTCGAAATAGCCGTCCTGTCGATGTTCGGTCATCGGCAAATCAGGGAAACACAAATCTCGCACCTTGGGGAACGTGTCCAACCACACCGACGCACGAACGGCGTTCGCACGGAGGCGCGTAATCAAATGCCGTGAATTGGCGGCCTTGGCCGCACGTATGATGATGGCACGAATGATCAGGAATGTCTTGCCCGATCTGGATCCACCCACGAGCAGGGTATGGCGCTGGGGGTCACCCAGCATACGGTTGGCGGCGATCTGCCGCTCGGTCAATTTAAAGTCTGGTGTCATCGCCCGTCACCACGATCTTGACACCGACCGCCAGATTGAGATTGGTCTGAGGCCCGTCACGGTACTTACCCGGATTGGCGCCTTTCATGAGGAAGATCAGCAGCGTGTCCGAGGGTCGCCGCACCGTCAGGGGGATGGGTTCATCGTTCTCATCCAACATGGGCAACCCCGTCGTGTGGTCTATGCGGTACTGCATCTCGCCCTTATAGATCACCGGCTCATCCACACCATGGATAGCTCGCCGATTGGCCTCCTCCTCATAAGCGGCCTCGGCACCAATAGCCTTGGCCTCCTCCCATGCTTTAGCAAAGTCCGCGTCCTCATGACGGCGGCGGTATAGCGGCTCACGTCCGATGCCAGCAGCGAGCGCCGCCGATGACACGCACGGATACTGCATGAGCTCATTAAGGAAATAGGCCAGGTGGGCTTTCGTGACTGGATGGCCTCGGCCCGGTGCCTTGCTGCCACGGGCTTTTGCTGCCCGCTTCAGGCCCCTGCGGGACGTGCCCTTCTTCTGAATGTCTGTGGTTGTCTTAGAAGCCACTCGGTTCCCCTCACGCGCACACACGAACCTCACGGGAATGGGATCATATATCTAGCGTCCGCTCGTTACACCCTGTACTACTCTAATATTTCCAGCCCCTTGATACTATTCAATACTATCAGTATATCAGCATCGGGAAAATGCTGATATGGAAATAGCCCAATGATATCAAGGCTTATATCAGTATATCAGTATAATCAGTACTGACGGACATTTCAAACCTTGCGACGAGTTCACCTGCGCGGGTGCGTATCCCGCGCGTTGCGCGACCCTAAGTCCTTGATACTATACGCTTATCAGCAGGGGACCATGGCCGAAAAGTCCTGATAATGTGATAGACGGTTGATCTTATTGAGGAATATCTGGTAGCAGGCCCCATATATCAACCTGATAGAGGTTAATCCATGGAACGTCTATACATGGACCCCTACGCGCAAGTAATATAGAAAGGCCGTTTTATTGCCATCTTCCAATACTCACCGGTGCCATAAAATACTCCCAGATGGAGGCCATTTGGATACCATATGGATACCACGGCTGCGGCCTCGTAGATCGCCCCACGGGGCCGCTATAATCACCTCAGTCATACCTCCACATGACCACCTAGCAGGGCCCGCTGTGGCGTGCCCCAGTGGTCCGCAATCAGGGTTCGGGTGTCGGTTTTACCCCCTCAGAAACCATGGCCATCCCTCAGGGGCAGCACACGCTCCAGGCGGTCTTCGGCGAGGTCCAGCTTCTCATTGACCTCAGGCCAGTCATCATCCACTAGGGCCGTGTGCCGGAAGTTCCGAATGGCCGTCAGCAGCTCCCTTGCATACAGCTCCACATTGTTCTTGGTTAGGCATCGGCTTCTTGCTCCTCCGCCGTTGGTCGTTGTGGCACAAGTGGCTCCACGTCCCCCGTCGGAGGGTCCTGGTGCATGGTGCCATGGGGCTGCAGGCCGGCTGCTTGGTCCACGACCACATCAGTATAGAACCGCAGCGTCCCCACGAACTCCCTGGGATTGTGAGCAAAATCCGAGGCCATGTATACGTGCTTCCCAATGGCCTCAGCCCAGGCCAGTTCTCGCCGCGTGCTGAAGCCGATGTAGTTCTCCACCCCTTCCCCTGGCTTGTCGATGACGAGGATGGCGTCGCTGTCCATAATCTTGGCCATGTGGAGCAGGTCCAGGATTTCCTTCTGCGCCTCGTCCGGCCCACCCTCAGGCAGATCCGACCGATACGCAGAAAGCCCGTGGACCCGATGGCCCTTCAGGGACAGGGTGAACGCCCAGTCCTTGAATTCTTGCTCGAAGCGGCTGCTGCCGCATAACGTGATCCTCATTGCAGTTCTCCCTACTTGGTGGGTGCCGGATCAGCGGCCCCCGGTGTGGCAACATTATCCAGGACGATGGGCTCCCGTTTCTTTTTGGGTTTCTTCTTCGGCCATTCTGGGTGGACCAACCGTTGCTCATCGAACCAGTGGCTCGATACATGCTTCCCGTCCTTGTCGACGGGTGGTGCCAGGAGGGCCTGATTGCAGCCTGAGATATAGACCACATACCCCAGGACCACGCCTGTGAAGCCAGTAATGCGGTCCTTCAATGTTTCGCCTAATTGAACGCTCATCTCCTAGTTCCTTTCCTCGGTAGGAGTTCCCCTGGGAAATACTGCCCAGGGATTTGTTCAGCACGTTGCTGGAGCATCGACCGGCGGTGTGCGGTGAGATTGCCGCCCAGGATATAGGCCGCAATTATCTTCAGGGCTTCACGCTCCGTCGTGTTGGAGGTAATATCCATGGCCCAGTGAGCCTGTGCTGATCTCCCTGGTGGGTGCTCACCCATCCCTCTGCCTTCTCTTCTGCAGTTGCTCCATGAACCAGCACAGTGGGACCGCCACCGGCCAGAATAGCGACACCAGCAGGACGCCGAATGCCGTTGGGATGTCGTGAGCCGTTTCATTCTGCCAGAGTATCCACCCCAGGCACAAAGCCGCCCACGCGTATAGAAAGGGCGCGATCATTGTACGTCCTCCACCTTGATCTTAGTCGCCAGGGCGCGCTTCCGCATGTCGGCGGTGCCACGGCCCCCGGGAAACACCACGACCAGATCTGGCCGGCCCTCCTCGATCATTTGCCGATTGCGGATCGGGCCAGCCGCCCGACCATGCTTGCCCCACTGTGCTGGGTAGCTGTCGATCATGATGTCTCGTGATATGGCCCAATCACCGGCTAACCGATCGGCGCCCTTGGCCTCACCATGGATGACCGTCGTGATGGGTCCACGTATCCGGTGCAAGCGATCAAGGACATCGAACAACCGCAGCTGGTTTGTGTAGTTCCGACCTCCGCATACGAGCACTTTCATTTCTTGCCTCCTTTCAATTTCTTCAATACGGTCGTGCTGACGAGGGACGGTCCACGGCCATCCCACTCCACCTCGACGGTATACAGCGAATAATGGCTAATCACCTTCCCCTTGCGGCCATCGAACTCCACCCGGCAGCCGATCGGGAATTTCTTGGCTTCAGCGGGCATGGTAGTTCTCGCGGAACCCCGGCACCCGCCGCCAAATCTCAAGCGGCTGATTGTGGGAATTGATGCACCAGCCAACATGGCCGTTTTTCTCCCTCCACTGCTCGAATAAAATTTCGGCGGTATCAGAACACAGCACGGGCTGAGGATTTGTGTCATATGTTGCAGCAGTAAAACTGCCATCGATGATCAATAGAGTTCGGTACTGGCCCCCTGGCCCCATGCCCGTCTTCAGCCACCCCAGAATTCGGCCTGGGTCGCAGCAGCATCGCACTTCGTACCATGGCGCACTCACTGCAGCCTCCCCTCATCACGGGCGAGCAATCCTTGGACGGCCTCGCCCAGTTCTTTGATCACTCTATTCTGTTTCTGGATAGCGGCTTCGAGCAACTGAATACGGTCCGTGTGGTTACGGGTCGTCCGCATGGTCCCTTCCAGCGTGCCCACTGCCTGAGCCACCTCCACATTGAGCCGCTGCAGCATTTCGAACATATCACCCATGGCGCTTATTTCTCTCCATCTTCCGTGCCCGCTTTGCCGTCGCCCGGGCCATCGCGTCCTTGTCGGATGCGCTCAGTTGCTTCTTCATAGGTGACCCCTTCCTGACCTTGCTTCGCTTGGTCGAGGCCAGGAGTGAGGCGACGACCTGTCCCAAAGGGCCGGTCAGTGGCCACCCATCCACTCCGAATGTCAGCACTTTCATTATCAATCTCCTTGAAGGCTTCTCGCAGCCGTTCGAATGCGCCATCGACCGATGCCCTGAGCTCACTGAAGGATGGCCCCACGAGGCCAGCAGCATCAGCACATTCGAAGTGCCACCACTCCTCCGGCTCCCGCATGGCCCACCGGGCGTCGTGGGCTTCAACACCCACGCTGCACCCTTGGCACTTACGGTCGGGCATCTTCCATCATCCTGCGTGTCTCGCCAGCTAGGACCACCGCTTCGACCAGCTCCTGATCTTCCCGGGCAATGCCGACTTCGATTTGATGGTACTTTTCTATCATAACCTGAAGGGCGTTGTGCGCCAGCTCTAGATCATGCAGCCCGCCCAAGATCTTCAGGCACTTCTCGATGGCGGCGAATTGCCGTTTGGCGCGGTCCATGTGAAAATTCATCTTGTCCAGTTTATCCATCGCACCATCCCTCTCGCTTGCCGCCGAGATATGGCCGGGCATGGCCCTCACGGATCATGACTATAGCGAGGTTCTGCCCATTAGCAAGAATGACATTGGCAATGATCCGCCCTGCATATTTGCCTTTTTTAGGGTTTAGGATTGTAACGTCGTCTTTTCCGATCAGCTGCTTGACGCGTTCCTTGGCTTGTCGGGCCATGACTTTTTCTTCTGGGCATTTGCCACGGAGCTCAGGGGTGTCAATGCCATTGATCCGCACTAAGATGTTGATCTCCCATGTCGGCCATGGTCGTGCCCGCACGCGAATGGTGTCACCATCAACGACCTTGATCACCTTGGCCGGCACCAGCAGATCTGCGGCCTCCACCACTGTCGTCAGCGCCACGCCGAGCATGAAGAAAAAGATGGCTGCGGTCAGTATGAGAAACAGGCCAACGACCAATGGCTTCTTGCTGGCGGGTCCGCTCTCGTAAGTGACAGGACCAATGGCCCGCACAATGACATAAGCCACCTTGGGCTGCGACAGCGCCAGGTCGACATGGCTGCCCATCTCCGCTGCAGTGTGGTCCCGCGTGATCATGGATGTTCCGAAGACTTCTTCGTCCTGCTCATCCGCTCGTGCATAGCCGATCAAGTCGTATTTGCCGCTCATCAGTTTCCCTCCACTATCAGAATGATTGATATGAGCATGAACGCAAAAATGACGACCCATGCCCAGATGGCACCCGGCCGCACATCGCGGTCGATGCCATCGTCTTCTAGATATTTATACGTGGGCTCCATATCCTCTTCGTCGTTTTCCATAGCGTCCAGCACTCCTTTCGATGTAGCATCGGGCATGATGCTCGCTGCAGTACGACGACCCTTGTTGAGTGGGAGCCTCGCACTTGGATGGGTCCACCCTGGGATCAGCATCGATCCACTGGCACTTGCCCGGCACCCATGTCGTGCTGTACTTAATGAAGTCAGCTTTATCCCCCAAGGTAGGACCATATTTCAGCGTATTGAACCAGGTTCCGTCTTTTCGATGGGGCATCAGCAGGCACACACTTTAGGGACAGAAGCAAACCAGCTGATGAACTTGCCGTCACGGGTCGTCACCTTTACCCCACGCGGAAAGCCCACTTGAGGATCGCGCTTGCTGAGGGCGCCACCTTGCTGGGTGCGTTTGATCCGTTCGAGTTCGCACTTGTTACACGGTCGATTGCTCATTTCTAGTTCTCCTTATCTCTGTAAATGATCCGAACTTCTGGCTCGCCGCGCTAGGATGATTGGCAAGGGCATCGTCAGCCCTCCTTGCCAAACACCGTCTTGGCTATGAGCATGTCCACCATGCCCCGAAGATCGCTGCTCAATGCCAGGGGTGCCAGCACCCTGGCCCGTAGTGCATGGACAGCCGATCCGACGCCCACGATGGCGCTCACAAGGATGACCAACTTCCGGGTGTCATTAGCATTCATCGAGTGGCGATTAATCACGACGCCTGCAGCATCAACGACAGCCGTCACGACTTCCTGCACAATCTTATTGTCGACTTGGTGGCTCATGGTTTCCTCCTTACTAGATCTTCCGTTACATCCCGAAGGACCTTGCCATCGGCCATCTCAACATCGTAGCGAAATGGCCGCCCGAATGATCGCGCCACCACGGACCCACTCCCCACCCCCTGGACCTCCACGACGTCCCGCAGATTGATCAGGGGCAGGGGTTTGAGTGGATGGCCCATGTCCACGGGCTCGGTCCCCCACACGCGCATACGTACGACCTTGGCCGTCATGGCGTCACCTTTTCTATGTTGTCTATGCACTGGAGCATCCACTGGAGTGCTTCCCGCTCAGCCATCTCCTCGATGGTGTTGGTCTCGGCATCGACGGGTAGTTCTTCCAGGCGGTCGGTCAAGATTTTTCGGAGCAGGTCCATCTGCTCGTTGGGGGTGTGCCCGGTTTCCTCAGCTTCCCCCACCCCCATGCGGTAGGTCCGCTGGCATGTGTCACAGGCGAGGTAGTGCTTTGAGTGTGCCAGCTCCTTAACTGGTCCGGAACACTCAGGGCATTGACCAGCCCTGAGCATGATCCATAGGTCTTTTGCTTCCATTATTTGACCACCTCCCACTTGACACCTTCAGCCGTCATGCGGCCGCCGATGATGAGGCAACACTTACTGCCCTCGTTGGTCATGTTGCCATCGCGGTCCATGCCCTTCAGCATGTTCCATTCATCCTTGTCACGGGTGGCTTCGAATTGGAAGTCGTTGACGAACCGAGCTGAGACGCGTGTCTGCTTGCCGTCGGTTCGGTGGATGGTGACGACAGTTTCGATAAAGCTGACGCTTGCACTCATGTCATTCTCCTTCCTCGATGGCGCTGGCAATCTTCTCCAGCAACGGTCCATTGGGATCATTGTACCCTTCAAAC